TCAACCGTAACAACCTGGCCTACAGTGCTCAGGCCGTAACGGAAAAGTACACTCAGTTGACTGTTGCCAACTCGTACACGATTCCTTTTACATTCTCCGATGCTGATTTAGCCCTCAAGATTGAGGATTTCAGTCAGCGTTATGTCAAGCAGGCTGTGGCTGTTCTGGCCGCTACTTTTGATACTGATATTGCCAATGCAGCCGTCAACTCCTACGTTGGTGGTACTGTTGATGGTGGTGTCACCAATGCTACTCCTAACAGTGCTGGCTGGGTTGTTGGCTCGTACGCAACCGCGTTGACTTCGGATACTATTCTCAACGCCTTCCAACTTCTGCTCGATTCTGGCTGTCCGGAGGATGGAGAGATTGTTGGTGTGCTGTCTCCGCGTGCTAACCGTCAGCTTGCTAATGCTCAGTTAACTCTGTTCAATGCTCAAGAGTCTATCTCTCGCATTTACACCAAGGGATATATTGGTGACTTCTCTGGTATTGAGTTCAACGTGTCTCAGAGTATGCCCAACCACCAAAACGGTACTCAGGGTACTCTGGCTGTTACCGCTGCTGCTGGCAACAACTATGCTGCTTGGGCTGAGACGGGGGACTTGACTGTTACTGCTCTTACGGGTGCTGTCAAGGCTGGTGACATGTTCGTCTCCACTGTTCGCGCGGTCAACCCCCTCACTAAGGCTGTCACTGCTAACTACAAGCAGTTCCAGGTTGTGACTGATGCTGCTATCGGTGCAACAACTGTTACGGTTTCTCCGGCCCCTGTGATCTCGGGGCCAGATCAGAACGTTGCTGCAAGCATTGCATCCACCACTCTCACTCTGCTTGATGCTACATCTGCACAGGGGCAGGAGTCGTTGATCTTCCATCGTGCCGCTATTGCTGCTGTATCTCCCAAGTTCGAGATGCCCAAGAAGAGTTCATTCGATATGGCGGAAGAGATTGATGAGAACGAGCTTCGCGTGCGTTTCCTTCGCGGATACGATATGGTAGGAGCTTCTGGTTCGGTTGGATTCGTCTCTCGTCTTGATAGCTTCCTCGGCTTCAAGACTCTGCGTCCTGACTGGATCGTTCGCGTTCGTCACAACTAATAGTTGTACAGTATTCTTCATGATGAGAGCCCTGCAGAAATGTGGGGCTTTCTTTTTAGCTATATATTGGTATGATTAGCACGCTCATTGTTTACGATCTGATATTCTCGGCACTGCGGACAGCAGGTGTTGCCTATTTCAACGACGGCATTCCGCCTGCACAAACACGAGAAGCCTTAATGCTACTCAATGCTATTCGAGCCGAGTACGCCATCAATAACAGGGCAAATCTCAAGTATGATCAGACATACACTGCAACAACTAATAAGCAGTTCATCACTCTTGGTACAGATTACAGCGATCCAGTTAATCCAGTAGCTGGTGATATAGCTATTAGGCCTAGCAGCATTGATCAAATTGTACTGATGAACATGTCATCTAATGGAAACAACAACTTCCCGCTAGTTATCAAGTCCTACGAAGAATACAGAGCACACATAGTACAGAATGTCTATGCAGTACCTGACAGTGCATACATTGATACAGAGTATCCTCTGCAGAATGTGTATTTCTACCCAGGATTGTCTGCAGGCTGGGCTGTAAGAATCCAAGGACGTAGGTATTTCACCGATTACGAGAACATTGCAGATCCATACATTGATCCACCTGAGTACTTCCAAATGTTGTATCTTGAGCTAGCTACACGGCTACTCGGTATGTATGGTCAGGATGTACCCCAGGGATTGATCATACAGCTCAGCGGTGTGAGTAAGCACATCAAGGCGCGTGGACTTCTCAATGGAATGAAACGTACACGCAATGACTTTACTGGCGGCACAGAGTACGACTTCTTTGGTGGCATCTAATGGCCCATATCACATCTACAACCATTCCTCTCGGATCCAAGCCGTATGCTTCTCCATTCTATTCTCTCGGTATAGAGATCTGTCAGAATCTTTATCTTGAGGTAGCCCAGTCCGAGAACTCCAAGGCTCAGTATTACTTGCTGAAGATACCTGGAATGCGCAAGTTTGGCACCACAGACACAGTTAACAAGGGTGCTTGCCGTGGCTTGTACACATCTGCTGCAGGCACAACATATGGTGTATTTGGTAACAAGTTCTACCAGATAGACATGAATGGCGCGAAGACAGAGCTTGGTACTCTCATTACCAATACCGAACAAGTACAGATGGCTGAGAATGGCAAGCAGCTTATGCTTGTTGACGGTTCTGCAGGATACATTTTTGATTATGCTACAGTAACTTTTACTCAGATTACTGACGAATACTTCCCAGGCAATGTGTCCGGTACTCTTGCACCAACACACGTAGCATACAATGACACGCGGTTCATTATCAACGTACCTAATACCAACGAGTACTACTACTCTAACCCTTACTACGCATATAACGCCAACAACACGTCAAAAGACTATGATCCAACAGTACCGAACGGATATTGGAACCCAATTCAGTCTGGTCGCAAGTTCGCACAAGCTGATAATATTGTAGGACTGTGTTGTGCCCAGAACTATGTATGGCTATTTGGGCTCAATACGTGTGAAGTAGCCTACGATACTGGCAACTACAACGGACAGCTCTATGCTCGTTATGATGGTGCAATCATGCAGATTGGCTGCAGTTCACCGCGTTCTATCGTAAACATTGCAAACAATGTCTTCTGGCTTGGATCTGATCGTACTGGCATAGTAGGTGTCTTTACAAATGATGGTATGCAACCAAAACGTATCAGTAAGCGTGGTCTTGAGCAGATCATTGAAGAAATGGACACATATTCGGATGCCATCGGTTATGCGTATTCGCAGGCTGGCCATACATTCTATGTTCTGCAGTTTCCAAAAGGCAATCGTACCTTTGCTTACGATACTGTTACAGACTCATGGCATGAACGTACTTATCTCAATCAAGCTACTGGTCTCGTAGAAGCACACAAGGCTTTGTATGCTACCCATAACTACGACAAACTTCTCGTTGGTCACAGCACTCACAGCACAATGTTTGAGTTTGATCCAACGTACTACCTCAATGATAATCCTGATAACGAGCTGACAAACTACATCAAGTGTATCAAAACAAGTCCAATTTCATTTGACAATGGAAATCTTGTACGGTATAATGCCGTACAACCTATTTTTCAACAGGGCGTCGGTTTACCCAAAGACACAAAGTATGACAATGCCATGGAGCCAAAGTGCTGGATAGCTTGGTCTGATGATTCGGGGGAGTTTTGGTCTAGTGAGACAGATGCTCCTCTTGGTCGCATGGGTGACTATGGTAAGCGTACACGAGTATTCACATCTGGCATTGGTCGCAATAGGGTGTGGAGAATATCTGTCACAGCTCCTGTACAGGTCATTTTGATTGGTATTATCGTTGAATCTCTACCCTGTAGGTTTTGATCATGTCAGATAAAGTAATAGCAAGCCCAATACCCATCAACACACCAATAATGACTAATGGTACCATGTCCATAGCTTGGATCAAGTACCTGAAGAACCTTGGTGATATTGCAACACGATCCAGCACACCCCAGAACAAGGCACCAGAGACGGGGACAACCAACTACCTTGGAACTGTTACTACATATCCAACTAATGCAGTAGCTGGTCAGACTTGTACAATTGGTACAGAGAATTACTTGTACAATGGAAGCACATGGAGTAAGACTTTGACTCACATTCTTAGTGGTGCTTTGTGCTGCATTTCTCATGATCTTGGAAGCGCGTCACCAGCAGCATTCAATGCTGTGCTGCCCTTTACAGCAGCGTTACCTTTTATATATGAGAACACAGAATATATGGCAGGGACAACACAAGTAACGGTGCCGTCTGGTAGGCGCATTGTACATCTAACATACACAATAACCAACTAACTATATATTGGTATGGCTGGACTATTTGGATCACTTGGAAAATCATCAGGAGCATTGACTAGCGCAGTTGGCAATTATGTCGGCATGATGCAAGCTAATGATTCCCTAAACACTGCAAATAAAGATTATCAGAATCTTAGTAACAAGGGTATCAATACTCTTCAGCAGGGTGCTGCTGGTGCTAACACTGCATACCAGCCATATACCGAGGCTGGGGAGACTGGTATCAATGGTCTTACTAGTGGCATTGTGAATCGGCAGCAGGCTGCAACGCCTACTGTTACAGACAATTCTGCTAGTAACGCCATATCCAACTATCTCAATCCATCTGCCGCTTATACTACCGATCAGAGCAACAAGGCGATGGAAGCTAATGCCATTGCATCGGGTGGCACAGGTGGTGGATTAGCAAAAGCTTTGGCAGCCAATACAGCAAATCTGGCCATGACAAACTACAACAATGCCTACAACCAGATGCTGCAGGGTAACAACCAGACCTTTAATCAGCAGCAGCAAGATTACACCAATAACAACGATTACCAGCAGCAGCAGATCCAAAATTATCAAAATCTTGCTAATACCGGGTTGTCTGCTAATAACTCTAACCAGCAGCTTCAGTCTGGTTACAATACAGGCATCAACAATGATTATGTTGGTCAGGCGGAGGCTGCTTGGAACACTAATGCAAGCAAGGCCAAAAACTTTAATTCTGGCATCAATAACACGTTTGGCAATATTGCCAATTCGCAGTCTTCTGCGGGATCTGCTCTTGACAGTATTTATGGGATGGGGGGGTAAATAATGCCTACTAGTTTTGTAGACGTAACCGGTGGTATGAATCCTCTGCAGTCTGCACAGGCCCTGAACACTGCTCAGACAGGTACTCGTGATCAGATTGACTGGGCTAACAAGCAAGCACTACGTAACATCCAGTCCAAGCATACCAATGATGATGGATCTATGGATCAGTTTGGCTTCATCCACGAAGCTGCTGCAGCAGGCATTGGTCCAGATGCGGTAAAGGCATGGCTAAGCAACCAAAACGACACAAACGCTGCTGCTTCCAACCAAGCTAATACAAACTATCTACTGAAGCTTTACAACCTAGATCCTAATGCTCTGCGTGATCAGAGCAAGCTTCCAGGTACTCCAGGTGCAGGGCAGTATAACACAATAGATGGTCAGCCTTTAGCTCCCGGTCAGTCTATCCAGTACAATAACGCACAAGGTGCAGGTGCTCCTGTAGGTCCAAGTACTTTAGATTTAGATGCTTCTCCTAATACTTCTGATGAAGTGCGTGCCAGGGCAGCGGCAAGAGCACAGAATGGAGCAGTTCCTCAACCAAGTGATTTAGACACTCAAACAAATGCAATGGGTGCTAGAGCTTCTGCATGGGGTAAAGGATCTCCAACCACAGCAGCTATTCAAAAGCAAATTGGATTAACTGGTAGTGATGTAGATGGAACGTGGGGTCCAAAAACAGCCGCAGCCTATAAAGCATACTTGGCAAATAACCCAAAGGCTGGAGTTGTTCAAGCTGGTAATAAATTACAATTCTTACAAGACCAAACAGCTAATCCAAATATTCCAACTACTGAAAATCAGGGAACTGGTAATGGAGCCGTTGGTTCTCAAACCAATCCAGCACCTTATGTACCGAATGAACCTCACTATAGCGACACATATTATGGTTTACCAACTCAAAGAGGAATAGTCCCAATTAAAGGAACTGCTCAGCGTCCTGCTGGCGCATCTGCCTTTGCTCCATCCAAACCAACGTCTGCTCCTTCAGCGTCTTCAGCGTCTTCAGCGTCTTCGGCTAGTGTTTTTGCACCTAAGCCTATTACTGGTGCAAAAGCTATGACAGCAGGACCAACAGATGTTATTGTTAATGGTAAGAACGAAGAAGCCAATGATGGTGGGACTTTTACTGCACCAGCACCCGAAGACGAAAGTCAGACCATAACATCTACACAGGATCGTCGCAGCATCTTAGAACGTCTTGCAGACTCTGGATCAGGTACCCCCACAATGCCTAGCACACAGGGTTCTGACGACGATATCAATTACTTTAATTATGGCAATGTAGTCAAGACTGGTGGTCTTAATCTAAAGGCTGGTGTTGATGCTACCCTAGCAAAGATTGGAAAGTCCAGAGATCAAGCTGGTGTTAATGCTGTATTAGACCAAGCTGCAGCAGGTATACCCAAACCAGTACCTCAGATTAAGGATGGCAAGCCAGATCCTACTGGTACACTGCAGGCTCAGCAGGATTATCAAGCTAAGGTTGCAGCAGCCAAGACAGCAGCAGCAAAGGCTCTAGCTGATGGCAATACTACAGCATTAGCAGAGATTCTGACGCAGAAGAAGTATGCTGGAATCGAAGTACCTGCGGCAGAACGAGCTGCTGAGCAATTTAAGCTGCAAAAAGAAACTGTAGACAATCTGCGAACTAAGGGATACGCAGGCGTCAATATGAGCAATGCGTCAGAGTATCAAAAGGTTGATGCAAGCCTTGAAGAGGCTAGAGGCATTGTTACATCTGCAAAGACGCTTGTAAGAGATATCAAAACTAACCCTACGATGGACAGAGATCAGTTAGCTGTAAGGACTGCAACGTTTTTACACAAAATGTTGTCCAGTGACGATGTCAATACGGTAGGTGCCGCAGAAGCTATACTTAACAGCCTGGGGACACCTGCGTCTTTGCGTAACTTGTTGGCACACACAACTATCAAAACAATTGAGGATCTACCTTACGATGCAGCAAATTTCTTCCGTAAAGTGATAACAACTAATGGTCCTAATAAATTTGCTGGGCTGATAGACGAAATGGCAAATGGCATCATCACCAATGGTAAAGCAGGCTCCGATGCTCGTGCTTACGGGTTGAAGCGTCCTTTCGGCGCTTATGAACAAGGTCCAACAGGGGCTGGAGCATTCACACCTAAGACAAAATATGGAAAGCGTGGTCCTTTGTCCGGGAGTAAGTTCTAATGGCAACAACCGCGGACATTGCTAACGCGCTTGAGTCTATGGGTGCAGAGGTAGATAAGCAGAACTTTGCATCAAAAATGCAAGATCCTACTTATGCTGAGAATGTGCGGCAAGCACTCATAAAAGGTGGCGCTGATGTATCTGATTCAGGTACATTCTATAACTCATATGGAAAAGCTCAAGCGCAACAGCCACAATCCCAGCAGCCCGTGCAAGATCCTTTGTTTGTTAATAGCGATACTAATGGTCAGATGTTTTTTGAGCAAGATGCCGGACAAGATGCAACGAGCAAGCAGCAACAAGGCATGGGTGATCCTTTTGCGACTACCCCACCGGACTTCTTGAAGAGAGCATTATTCAGTGCAGCAGCAGACATTGAGCAGCATCCTATAAAAGCAGCGCTGAACATTGGATCTTTAGCAATTCCCATGGCAGGTGACTACCAAATAGCACGATCAGCTCTTTCGCCTATAGTAAAGGGTCTAGCTTCTGCTGCCATTAATGGTGGATACGAAGCAGCACGATCTAAGCTAGCAAATGGATCAGTTGATCCATTATCAACAGGCATATCAACTTTGGCTGGCGGGCTTGGTGGTTTTATTGGTGGCCACTTGGCAGGTAAAGCAGTGAGTAATGCAGATGATTTAGCTGCGCGCCAAGCTGCTTTACAGGCACAGCGCGAAGCTCAGGGTGACGTCGTAGGTAGAGTACGGTGGGCTACGCCACCTGAAGATATGCGTGTATTGCCTAACGAGAACACTGCTTACACATGGACAGCAGCAAGGCCTACACCTACACCAGGAGCAGGTCCTGTAAAGCCACAACAGCAACTTGATGTTGCCAAGCAGTACATGGCATCAACTGTGTATGGAAATAAAGTTGCCCCATCATCTATATCTAACCTAGACGCAGCTAAGTGGATGACAGATCAAGAAGCTACGCTAGCAGATCTATATTCTCAAAGCCCCGAGCTTAAGCCACTTATTCGCAACTACTACAATGAACTAGCCCCTACTGATGCAAAATCAATAGCTAAGAAGAACATCGTAAACCAGTTACTTAATCCTGCTGTTGATTTTGTCAACAGAAATCAGCAGGCTATTGGTAAAGCTGGTTCGCTGTTCAGCGGACTCACACCTCTTGCTGGATCTCTGTCTGACTACGCTATTCACAAGGTTGCTGGTAACTAACTATTTACTTTTGTTGCTGCCGTTGCTGCCGTTTGTCTTGCTTGTCATCTGCCCACATCAGTACTACAATGATTAAGCCAAACTTTGCTACTAGAGCAAATCCTAAGAGTAATGCGATTGCTACTACTGCGCCTGCGTCCATGATGTTGTTCCGTTGTTAGAGTTGTGCGAGTTGTGCGACAAGAAGAAGTTGTTCGACTTTTCTAAAGATACACTAGAAAATCGGCTCTGTCAAGAGTTTTTCTTCATCTGCTATATATTGGTATGTCTGGTACTCTTCTAACTCCTGTTATCATGCGTGAATTCACCAATAATGCCAAGGTTGCCTCTGGAGCACAGCTCTTCTTCTCCGAGTCTGGCAATGACATCGGAAAAGCTGTCTATAGCGATCTAGCGTGTACCATACCCCGTACCAATCCAGTCATCTGCGACGCATCAGGATGGCCTGGAGCAATCTATGGACTAGGCTTGTACCGCATCCGCGTATCAGATCATAATGGTGTTCAGATCGTAGCTCCTGTAGATGGTCTAGGATCCGGTGGCGGAGAAGACCCTAGTTCCAGCATTGGTTATACTTTTGTAGGAACTTATGCAGATATACGTGCTCTGTCAGGAAATGTGACAGTGGCCTATTGCATAGGACGAAATACCCCAGGAGACGGTGGGGAAGGTCTGTTTGAGCTTGTACCTGGATCAACACTAACTGATGATGATGGTACCATCCTTACAAATACCTCTGGATCCATGGTCTGGCGCAGGATCGTAGATGGGTTTTTGGATCCGCGTTGGTATGGTGTCACATATAATGCGTTGGTGACACAGAATACTTATGTTACTGTAGCTCTACGGGCATCTGCAGCTCTTAAGATACCCCTTCGCGTCAACGGTAAGGTATACATCACAAGTAACGTCACTGTACCCCAATATGCTTCCGTCTGCGGTACTGGCAGCTTTGTATCAGGCACCAGCATACGTGTTACCTTCGCTTCTGGCAGCAATCTTCTCCCAGGTACAACTAGCCTCTTTGGTCAGAACATCACAGCATCTATTGATCCATCTGCTGCACAGAATATCAATGTAACGCTCTTTGCTGACATATCAGACGATGATGTGCTAACCAAATTCTTAGCTTCTCCTGCAGGTTCGGAGCAGTTATTGGTAGTTGACCGCACGTTAAATGTTGCAAGTCAAACCATATCTACTGATAACCCAATCACATTTGCAAATCAAGCTAAGATTTCTGCAACAGGATCAGGTGCTATGGGCATATCAATGCCGAATATTGTGCTCCCTGACGTCCCTTATCAGATATTTGACTTTGTCCGTACTAATACATCTTATACTATGGATTTCGGTAGTACCTACATGGCTCCAGATTGGTTCGGGACTGAATCGTCTGATTGGTGGTTTGAAATTAAGCTGGCATCGCTGGGAGGACACCTCCTGCTCTCGGAGGGTAAGTCATACACAGTATATACGGCCATGGGAACATTTCCTAATCTGTCAATACATGGAAAAGGTATCTTGAATCTGTATGTAAACCTTGATGTAACAGGTACTCTTGATATTAATGATGCTCATGTGTACAACTACTACAATGGTTTAGGCTCAAGCAGGACAATCACAGCAGATTACGCAAATAACAAGCTCGCTCTGGATCGTGCGTTTGCACCAATAAAGACTGGTGATGTATTCAAGATATACAATTCAACAACTCTTATTACAACAATTACAGCTACTGCTGATTCCGATGGATCATATATCGAAGTTACAGGCATAACACTTCCATCAGCTACAGGTAAGACTGCTGTTTATTCGCAATATGCCGCAGCTAACGTACAGTATTGGACGTCACCAGCATTAGTAACAGGACATTCTGCAACAATCAGTGCTAGGATTAATGCAGCAGTATCTAATATCATTGGATTCAATCTTTATGAAGTTGGCGAGAACGGTGCTTATGCAAAGCCTTTTCTGTATTCTCCATGCTTGCCAGAGATGAAGAGTGCCGCATTCTTGTATACTGATCCTAACGGTTACATTGAACCAGGAAGCAATAGAATTGATCTCATCCAAGGCACAGACTTCACGATAAATCTGCACAATCTATATGCTTTTTCTCCATCATATACAGCAGGAATATCTATCATACCAATAACAAGTAGATTGGGGATGATCAACCTGCAGATATGGTGGGACTACTCTCCTGGTGGTTGGATACCAGAACCTGATAATAATAATAACTCTTGCCCTATTTATGTAACACCACTAACACCTTCGGCATCCAAATGGATAGCTGGTAATAATAAGTTTTTTGCTGGTGTATGTGACTTGGCAGAATGTTGGACAAACGGTGTAGCAAATACAACTACATCTTTCCCTGTCAACATACCACAAGGAGTTATTGGAAAAGGTACTGGAGAATTTTATTTTACTGGTGGTACACCTCAGACGCAAGCCCGTGGAACAGGCGCAGATTTGATTTTTGGTACACCTGATCCAACAGCAGACTTGTCTATTAGTGCCCATGGGCCTTGTATGACTTGGTATGATATTTTTAGGAACAGGGGTCCACTGCAGCAAGGCATCTACTCTAGGATTGGGTTCAGCGGATTGATCTTTATACCATCATAACTATATATTGGTATGAACTTTGGATGGTACCTACAGCAATTCTCCTTTAAGGGCAGGCCAGTATCTGGGGGAACTGTAGAGTTCTTCGTTGCTGGATCTACCACTACACCTAAGAACATTTGGTATGATGTAGGCAATACTGTAGTAGCTCCCAATCCCATTACCTTAGATGCCTCTGGCACCCTGCCCCAGGTATATCCCGAGTCTGGGTTGTATTTGGTAGTTCTGCGCGATGCATCAGGGGCTGAATTATACACACGTGACAATGTACAAGGCCTAGGAGGATCTACTACTTCAGATATTGACCTCCATAGGTTCTTTACTTGGTTTATTTGTCTTCAGGGCGATCCAAAGCCGCCTGATATGACTTTGTCCCAGCTAACTCTTACCGACAAAGATCAGATGGTCAAGTATGGGTATCCTATTGCCGCACAGGTAGCCCAAACAAACTATACTACAGGTACGTCTTTGTGGTACCTTGAGTCGTATGACTTGCATGACCCCTCAAAGGATGTATGGCGAGAAGTAAACGTAACTGCTGGCGCAGAGATCATTAATGTTGATCGTGGTCTTCGTCGATGCTTACTGCCACACTTTGATCTCCCCATCAATCCTTTAGATCAGCCAGTATTCACTCAACTTCCTGCTGGAGAATATAACCTTACGCTTAGTGGGGATAATTACTGGTGGTGCCCACAAGTCGTCAAAGAGTTCCCTGAACCAACACCATCTGTTACGTCTGCATTAATACATGATTCTACAGACGACCAATACAAATGGGAATCTATTGATGATATTGGTGGAAAAGTAAAAGTAGATCAAGCTGACTCTACTGCTGGGTATCTATCAAATAAAATTATTGGTGATACAGACGCTGCTGGTAATGTTAATATCATTGTATCTGATATAGGTGCAGATAACACCTATAAGCATCTTGGTTTGCATGTCAATGTAGACACTGTTTATGGCGAAATACTCGATAAGATGAATCCACCATCTTACGATCTTTTTGGTGCATACCCAGATGAAGTAGGTGTGTGCCAATTGACTGGTATTGGTGCGTCATTAAAAGCAAAGACACTTAAGGACCAAGCAGGAAACAACCTAGCATGGAACAGGGGAACAGGAGAGAACGGCGCGAATTACGGGCGTGGTTGTGTTCCTGGTTATGCCTATGTAATAACTGCTACAGGTTCACAGGTACAAAAGCGCGTATGGTGTGCCTTTGGATCTACCGGAGAGATATACAACTCTTTTGATAGGTATCAGACAACTACACGAGATACTAGCTTGATAACCGCAGACTCGTCTGCTTCTCGCATACCACAAGGCAATGCTTCTTGCGCTGCTTATATTAAAGATGGATCCGATTATTACTGGCTGTATGGTGGCTTCGTAGATAACTATGTATATCTTCTTCATGACATCCCAGCAAACTACAATGATGATGGCACATTCAAAGCGTCGGGATGGGTTTGGACTGCATGTCCTGATCTTCCAAAGAACGTCTCACATATATGTTCTGTCGTCAGCGGTGGATTTTTGTACGCTGGATACCAGCTTGGAGGGATAAAATATAAGCCATCTATTGCTGGTGCTGGCGTCATGGGCATATCCAATCCCCCACGGACTAATGCCGACTTAGTACGTGTTGTTACTGGTGATGGTGTTACTACTACATTTGCGGTACCTTGTCTTGCACATCAGTCTTACAATAGTCCATCTGCTACAGCAATAGATTCTAATAGCAACTCATTGCCTGTTACGAGCATCGTGTATGATGGTAATACTAACTCATTTAATGTACAGCTAACTACAGCACCTGCATCAGGATTGTCTGTAACACTAACAGTTTCTAGTTATCAGTTTAATGCATCCTACGATGGTGCTGGTTTCACTGGTGTTGGATCTGATCATTATGGTACCTACAATACTATTGATAGGGATACAGGAAGAATCTGGACTAATACATCAGAAGCTACTACGGGGACATTTAGAAATTCGCATGTCGTAGGTAGTAATACGGTAAGCGATTGGACGCTGCTAGACATATTTGTACGTGATAGCTCTAACGACAGCTATCCAACAGCTAAGTCTGATCGCCTAGGTACTGCTTATGGTGCACTTACTAATGATCCCTACACTTGGTGGTCTAGTATACAATCTGCATATGGTCTTTGGGTTGCTACTGTTGCCCTTAAACAGATAGCATCCGATCCAATCTACGCTTATTCTGATGATGGTATACATTGGACAAAGTATACAGATGGTGTCGGTACAGGTACAGGATCAACCTTAGCTATTTGGGATAGCCAATCCGATGGAATGAATTGGTTTGTTACCAACATGTATGCCTCAAGCCCTCTAATTTTTGAGCTGCTTGTTGACAGCATCCCATCCCACAAGAGATTAGTAGCTGAAAAAGGTATAGGAATCGCTGGAGACGCCTTTTTGGTGGATCTCCCGTCGGCATCTTTGCTGACAACGGATGAGACTGGTAAGATCAAAGCTGGTACAGGATCAAGTATTGGAGCGCAGATAAAACTCAGTGACCTGCAGGATGTTGGCGTTGATGACAGAACAGATGGGCAAGTGCTCACTTGGGTCACCGCGCAGAATAGGTGGCGAGCAGTTACACCTACTGGTGGTGGAGGCGGCTCTACACTTAGCGTCATGTCCACGTATCCTAAGGCTCTGATACAGTCTGCTATTGTGCTAAGTACCCAGCAATGGAGTCTTAACTGGACTGGGTTCGATCTGGAGGCTGGTTTCACTCTATCCCCAACAAGCAAATTCACAGCTATCTTAGGTCAAGCAGGCTCATCAAGCGAGACATTCAATTTCATGTTGGGGCACTATAATGCTTCAACATCCCAGTATGAGACTATTGCTTATAGTAGTAATGTATCTCTCTTGACGACAGGATTTCTGACGGGGTTGTGCAGCTCCTTGACTGGGAGTGTGGCTTTAACTGCTGGACGCTATTACCTTGGGTTTGTTACAGATAGTACAGGAGCAAGCATTGCGGGCTTATCTGCATCTTCTCTGTTCAACCCAATTTCTCCTTATTTCCTAAGCTTAAAGAAAGATAATTTCTCCACCTCAACAGTACCTACAACATTCACGGGAGTACAAGAAACTCTTACTAGGTATTTCATTAAGCTGGAGGCATAACAATGATAATCTACGAGACAGAGACAAAGCTAAAATCTACTACACCTGCAATCAACACGCTAGCTTTGGCACTAGATACTGGTGTTACTTGGCAGTATCTCAGTGATGGTTGGGCTACATCGCAGCCTGTATTGGGACAGACCATACAAACTGCTGCAGTATCTGGTAATGCAGCAGCCTTTAAGGCTCGTGTAATCTCAGGCACAACACCTGGATCATGGTACACATACTATTCTGGGATTGGCGTCCAAGGAGCTTCTGGCGTCCAAGGAATCCAGGGTTCTGTTGGATCTGGTGTCCAAGGTAGTCAAGGATCTACTGGAGTACAAGGTACCCAAGGAAAAATAGGACCGCAGGGAGCTATTGGTGCTGGTACTCAAGGCGTACAAGGATCTCCTGGCACCAATGGTGTACAAGGCGTTCAGGGGACATCTGGAACAGGGACAGGTCCTCAGGGAGCTATTGGTGCTCAAGGTTCTCAAGGTTCTGCAGGAATAGGCACTCAGGGTGTCCCAGGAACACAAGGTATCCAAGGTGCTGTAGGATCGGGCACGCAAGGTGTACAAGGACGTACTGGCGTACAAGGTGTGCAAGGGTCTAACGGAACTGGTACAGGACCCCAGGGATCTACTGGTGCTCAAGGGTATCAAGGTGCTACTGGAGTAGCTGGAAGTAATGGAGTTCAGGGTGCTCAAGGTGCTACTGGATCAGGTACCCAGGGTGTACAGGGATCTATTGGTGTAACAGGAGCTGCTGGAGTTCAAGGAGCCCAAGGTGCCACGGGTACTGGTGTACAGGGATCAGCAGGAGCTGCTGGAGCACAAGGTACTCAAGGTAAGCAAGGTTACCAAGGAGCTACTGGATCCGGCACTCAAGGATACCAGGGTGTAGCTGGATCGGGAGTTCAAGGAGCTACAGGTGCTACAGGTGCACAAGGTGTACAGGGAACTCAAGGTGGTGGTGGAAGTGCTGTCTGGTCTGGCACCTTGGCTCAGTATACTGCGCTGGGTAGTTATGTAGCCACAACAACTTACTACATCACTGATGACGCTAGTACAGGCGGATCTGGTGCTCAAGGCTATCAGGGTGCTGCAGGTGTTCAAGGATACCAAGGTGTTTCTGGTGCTGCTGGTGCTGCTGGTAGAAATGGTTCTATTGGTGCTCAAGGTACACAGGGCGCTACTGGAGTAGCTAACATCACCGTGTCTACGTCAGCTCCATCTGGTACTCCTGCTAATAACGCACTCTGGTTGGTGGTGAGCGCATAATGACAGCACCAACTCGTACATGGAGTAATCCTTTAGCAATCAGAGTAGAGCCACAAGGCATAGCTGTAAGCAAGTCCACTGCTGATGTGTATGTATTTCCTTCGTCGGCTGCACACGTCAAGAAAACATCTGATGTCGGTGCTACATGGACGGATCTAGCTAATTCTCCAAGCATTGCATGGGAGGCTGGGTTTGTAACGTCTACAGGAAGAGTCTTGGGTTTTCCTTCATCCGGATCACTGATATACTACTCAGATGACAATGGGACTACATGGGGGACAATAACAGCACCTTATACTACATATTGGATAGAGTGCTGTGATCAAAATACGGATGGTGCTATTTACATAGGGCATTATATTGGCCACATATATAAGAGTACAGACAACGGTAATACATGGACAGACGCAACAGGGAACTTGCCCACAAGTGGAGTAACCCCGTCTTGCATACGCCACACATCAACAGGTACGTTGTGGATTTCCGACGGAAGCTCCACTAGCTCTGATAATGGTAATATGTACTATAGTACTAATAATGGTGTTAGTTGGGCTTCATCTGGATATTCTGGATATTCGTACACGCAATTCATTCTCAGCGGCTCACGATACTATGCTCCAATATATAACACAAAATACGTTTTCAACGGTACAACTGGAAGCTATACTGTAGCATCGTCACTACCAAGCAGCGCTGGTTGGTGGGGATGTTTTCCAGACAATGATGGTAGATATTATGTGACAAACTATGCCGGTCAAGTATACAGCTCTACCGATATGAGCAGCTTCACGCTAGCTTATACAAACAGTGCTGATTTGTTTGGTGGTATTGTCGATATAAATGATAATATATGGATTGCAGGTAGCAGCAACATTGTACTTGGGTCTGTTCCTGCTGTCTCCGCTAAGCAGCTATATATTTATAGCGGTGGAGCGTGGAAGCCTGTTACATCTACCTACGTTGGGGTAGGAGGAGTTTGGAGGCTAGCAACACCATATGGTGGCATCGGAGGAGTTTGGAAATGAGCGTAAGATACGGATCAACATTAATAGCTGGTGTCGGCGTTCAAGGCTACCAAGGTGTCACAGGAGCTGGCACACAAGGATATCAAGGAGCTGGTGGTTCGCAGGGTGTCCAAGGAGTTCAAGGCTTCTCTAGTATCTCTGTGGTTGCATCCTTACCTGGTAGTCCTGTAGCTAATACCCTTTACATTGTGACAACCTAATGACAGCATCACTTGTTTATGTTAATAGTTCAGGTGTAGCCAAAAGCATAACATCCCTTGGCTACGGGTCAAGCGTTGCTAAAAGCATTTATCTTGGGTCCACTCTTGTATGGAAAGCACCATCTACGGCGTCTTGGATAGCTCTTCCTTCGGGAAATACCTACCTTACAGCTTATACGCCTACAAGCAATATGAGTGTATCATCGTTTAGTGTGGTACATGATTGTAATACTGTCAATAATGTGATATGTGGCATCTGGACACTATCAGGTACCACTCTGACACCTGTAACTAACGCTTGTATCTCTGGTGCTACAGGAATTGCTATCAATGCAGGTTCCGTGCTTGGATCCTATACTCAGTATACTATCACAAAAACATATACGACTAAACCATCTCTTGTTGCTGGTACAACCTATTATTTTTATGTTGGTGAGCGATACGTTGCACAACATGCATTAAGTGGATCTAATGATTGTCCTGGGTATGCTCCTGATTGGCAATTCTCCACATCAGCAACAATGACCATGACAGCTGGTGACATCGGAAACCTATATATATCTGTAGTAGGTGGTTAAACCAAGGAGTACAGGATGGCAAATGTTACAATTATCAGTAATGCTGCGTACGAAGCTGATGAGAAGGCACGCAAAGCCCATAACGCCAAGGCTAAGAAGAATGCCAAGTAAGTCAAAAATAACGGTCACTTGCCCAATATGCAATAAATCTAGAGATCTAGTAGCTGATTATTATTCTCAAAAAAGAAAAGAACATGGTAGTATTTGTAGAAAATGTAGTATACATAAATTTTTGGAAACTAAAACACATAAAACAATAGAAGAAAAAATAGAATATCGTAAGCAGTATTACCAAAACAATAAAAGTAAATCTGATAAAAGATCAACTGAGTGGAGAGAAGCCCATAGATTAAAAGTTATTGAGTTTTTAGGCGGCAAATGTAATAAATGTGGTAATTCTAATCCAATTGTTCTAGCTATTGATCATATTAATGATGACGGAGCTTCAGATAGGAAAAAATATAATAAATGTAATGCAAAATTTCTTAACGATATATTAAATGGAGTTGTTGGAAAAGATCGCGTTCAATTATTGTGCTGCAATTGCAATTGGGAAAAAGAGTACTATAGGAGAAAAAATGCCATCAAAAAGTAAAAAACAGGAAAGATTTATGCAAATTTCTGCACATAATCCAAAATTTGCCAAACAAGCCGGAATTAGCATCAAAGTAGGCAAGGAGTACGTTGCTTCCGATAAAGCTAAGAAAAGGCGGTGACTATGGGTAACGCTGACTCCACACAACTGCTTATCAGCCTTGTTAATCAAGTTAAAGACGAATTGAAGTCTGATATCGCTGAGGTAAAGGCTGACATTTGTCTTCTCAAGAGTGCCAAGAAACCACTACTTTCTTTTGACTGGAAGCACTACTTTATTGGTTGTGCTCTGATCGCTTCTCTGTCTTTCAATTTTGGATCTGAATCCAACAAGCAAGCTGTCGCAAAAACGCTAGACTCAGTTACTGCTGTCCATACGGCGAAGGCAGCAGCGTCCAGCACCTATGTAGATCTAGCCAAGGTCTACAAGCTGACGAATGGTAACGCCGCAGGAAACTAACAGAAAGTAACACCATGAGTATCTTCACACGCATTAAGAGTATCTTCAGCTCGTCGGCTTTAGCCGAGGTCATCCTGAAGGCTGCTGTGGACCAGGCTACTCCTTTAGCTGCTACAGCTATTGTGTCAGCATTAGCTACTGAGGGCATCACATTGCCAACAGACACCGTTACCAAGATTGTAGGGGTAGTTACTGGTAAGATAGAGGAAGCACTATGATAAATAGTCGCAAAGTTGAAGATTTGAAGCCAGATGCCCAGAACGCTTGCCTAAAGTTCATCAGGCTCTGTACAGAGGCTGGTCTCAACATTAAGATCATACAGACCTTGCGAGATGCTGAGTACCAGCACCACTTATACGAGCAGGGACGCACAGCTCCTGGTAAGATTGTCACTAAATGTGACGGATACAAGCATAAGAGCAGGCATCAGTCAGGAGAGGCTTGGGATGCTGTGGTACTAGATGATGAGGGAGACATCGACTGGGACAACATCTCGCAGTACAAAAAGATGGCTGACATAGGTGTCAAGATGGGCCTGACAGCAGGATTCTACTTTTTTTTTCGCGATTTGGACCATTTTGAAGTCAAGGGTAAAGTATGAGTTACTACACACTTGATGAGGTTGACGATCTTCTCGCTGTATCCAACCGTATCAAAGCTGATCTGATACCAACTACACAAGGCTTGACGCCTGTACAGATACAGCAGGCAGCAAATGGGGTCGGCCCTGACAGCTTTCCGAGCATCGTCAGACAGGTGCTATCGGTGCTATTGCCTTATGCTGACGTGGCTACAATGTGGCATGACTCTGAGTATCAGTATGTTCAAGATGCCTCAAAAGAAGCCTGGCAGGGGGCAAATCTAAGATTTTACAGGAATTGTTTGAAGCGTATCAAAGATCTATATGGTTGGTATGACCCCAGAAGGTACATAAACAACAAAAGAGCTATAGCGGACTATGCTCTTCTGGGTGGGGATATTAGCTGGGAAGCATGGCTAGCAGCTAAAAAGCGATACATCAAGTCTTAGGCAGGCAGGGGCATTTTACTTACCTCTACCTAATGTTTGCACGCCATACTCTAAGCAGTCGTTTGCCAAGTCTACCAGACGTACAGCTAATTCGTCCGCTTGCCATTCGCCTTTATAGGTCTCGCGCAGCCCTTGAAAATGGCGTGTCATTGTGTTGATCATATCTATTACAGCAGATGTATTGACATCCTCATATAACAACCACTGATAGATGGTTGACAGTACGGTACGACAATGCCATAAAGTACTGTCGTTGCATTCCTGCATAAGGGTTGCTATTTCCCTAAGCAGGCGTTTGAGCTTTTCACTATCTGATTCGACGTGGCTCATTTGAGGGCCTCATAGATGCTCTCAATGTCAGGCTGATCTTCTTCTTCCCGCTGCTCCTGGAATATCTCACACAGCTTATCAGACTGTGCTGTGATAGCCTGCTTGTCTTTGCGCAGCTCCTCAATCTCGGATGGTGTCAGGTAATTTGTCATGTTCGATTCCTTATTTTAAGAGGTTCAGCCTCACGGTATGGTATTAGAAATTCCTCTGTACTAGAGCAAGATAAACATCACTCTTAATCTCATTAGCCAGGAATGCGTGGATAGCCTGTTGTTTAACGATGCACTTTTTGGTTTCTTTGTACCAGGCGACAGCATCTTCCACTGTACCGAAATTTCTGGAAACCCTCTTTCCTTGTCTATTACTACAAGCGGCCCTGAATGCCGTCCTATTCCTGTCTATGCCTAAGGGCAATTCGCCGCGAGAAGCACCACAATCAAGAAGTAGGCTATTTATATATGGAGGCACATACCGACAAGATTCAGGCGAGTAGATCTTGTTGCCTGGAACCAAAATGTCTTTGTCCAACTGGAACCCTTCCCGATAATTCTCGTCATACCATGCCTTAAACTGTGAGAAGTACAACCACTCTGGACAGACAGAGCAGCCGACATAGGTAGGGCGATGTAAGTGAGATTTTTCCGAATAGCAGCGCTCCAGCATATTATACCACGTTCTAAGATCTCGCGGCATCTTTCCATCCACCCAAGTAAAGTCGCTTACATCGTTTATTCCGTGTCTGTAAACACCTGATCTCACTTGATAGTTCCCTCGACATTAGCAGCCTGCCACACACCAGCACCAGTGTAGCTGTCCAGGTAGTACAGCTTGTAAGCACGGACAAAAAAGAAATCAGGCATGTCAGGACGCTCAGTCTTTTTGGCCTCATGCAGATGCTTCCGAGCGTACTTACGGATGTTGGCGATGATCTCTTTTTTGCCACGAATACCGCCATCAATACGCCATACGCCAGTACCACCCTGTGCAAGTCCATACTTAGTGTCATCAAGGTCTTCAAGGGTCGGTGCGAATTGGATGTTGTAGATAGTCATTGTTCAGTTCCTTCAAAAAAAGAAGGCCCCAAGACTTATGCCCGATCTGACCATCGGACGGCTTGGAGCCTCAAGAGTTAACCGGAAGAGCTGGGTCAGCAGCTCTTAATAAAAGATACTATCAAAAATTGAGTTTGGCTAGGGTTTTCTTCATTTTGCAAAACTTTTTGAGAATAAATCAGAACTCACGTCTTACGAGAGCCAAGTAAACATCTGTCTTGATCGCGTTGTCTAGGAAAGCCTGGATAGCTTGCTCTTTGATTACTCGCTTCTTGGTTTGTTTGTACCAGGAAGCAGCTTCATCAACTGTCGAAAACGTCTGTGTAAGTCTCTTGCCAGTAGATGACCGACAAGACGCTAAGTATAGATTGTAGCTTTTCGACACACCTAATGGATATTCTCCTCTACGAGAATTACTAGACAACAACAATGAGTTGATGTAATGTGGGACATATCGGCATGTGTCTGGTGAGTATACCTTATTTCCCGGTACAAGAAGGTCTTTATCTAATTCAAACCCTTCCTTATAGTTTGTACTATACCATATTCGAAATGTTGAGAACCTTAACCACTCTGCACAGACGCTACACCCTTTATATGTTGGATAGCTTTTTTGATATGTCTCGCAATAACATCTCATTAACATATCGGACCATGCTGCGTAATCTGCATTTGGAAAACCCTTATGGTATACAGAAGTAGTTGCGTCATTAATACCAACGCCTTGCACAATGCTTACTTTTGATCGCATAGTCATTTTCCAAGCCCAGAAAATGTCTTTACCGCTGGCTTCTGGGGCGGCAACAGGAGCCGCCTTGAAGCAAAGTTACAGATCATCTTGTATATGCTTGGCTCAGGTCTCCAGGCGTACACGGTGTTAATGATGTCTTGGGGCTCCCAGATCCATTGGCCATTAGCGTGTACCCGTAACATTGATCCTACCAAGCTACAATACTCGCTATAGCTAGATTGCCCAGCAGCTCTAGGGAGCGTTTGAAGTTTGTCCAGGTGCGCCTTACGCACAGCACAGGCATAAGAGGTATAGTCGTCTACACGCTTGTACTCAGATACAGAGTTCAGGGCGCTCAAATTTGAGCGCCGTTGGCACTTGAACTCAGGTGACTCCAGTATAGGCTTGATCCTGGCTAGGCTGTAGCACTCTCCTAGATTGTATCCCCAGGCATAGTAGGGTCCTCTATTAGGTACACACTGTAGATTAGTATAAGATGTAGCGTCATTGCCAGGAAAGTACTGCTGCAGAGCCGCCTTTGCTTCTGGGTTATGTATAGTGTCATAGGCTATAGGCTCCATTAGAGGGAGTACAACACGAAACCTTGGGCTAGCTGGTGTGTGTGACTTACTAGTGTACCAGTAAGCCTGTAAATCGCTGTACTGCCTGACAAACTGCTCTGGAGTAGTACCGTCCTCGTAGTCTAGTAAGATGGCATAGATGTCTGTGCAGGTAGATATGTCGTGCCTGTCACCGTCTGCATGGGCAAACATATATACAGGGCAGTTGTCTTTGTCTACGCTTATAGGTTGAGGCAAAATTTGAAAGAAGTAATCCCAAGCCTGGTCTTGCGTGTACTGCTGCCATTCTTTGGCATACTTATTAGTCTTGTATAGCATATTAAAAGCCTTGTGAGAAGCGTGGGTCAATGCGAAGATCAGCAGGTAAGAGGTTGATAGGAATATCGTCAAAAGCGTGCCCAGGAACAGCTAGATCTGATACAGGTGTATTACTAAGGTCTGGTACAGGAGGACGACCAGCTTCCGGTGTTGTTGTTACTACTTGGGCCTGGGCTTGTGCCACCGTCTTAGGAGGAGGCAAAGGCTTGGTTGTAGCAGGATTGGTAAAATCCTGGAAGCTGATGGGCAAAGGCGTAGCAGGTGCCTTTGGCGCTCCTAGGCCAGGAGTCCAGACTGGCAGTGATGCTGTCTCTTTAATGCGCTTGAGACGGTATCTAGATTGCCCATTAACGTGCACACGTACATCATCTCCATATAATGCAAGAGCTTCGCGTGGGAATCCTCTGTTGAGGGCAAGCGGAAACGATTTATCTTCTCCACCTTTTTTGCGCCATTGTAGATAGTCAGCGTGCATATCAGCAAGTTTTACAGCTCCTTCTGGGTCTGGTGCCCAGTGCTCCTGCAGATACTCCCAGGCGTCACTGTGCCTGATATATGTATCTTGTATAGCTGCAATCTCGTCCCAAGTATCGCATCCAGGATACCAGTAACCTTGTGGTAGATTTTCGTCAATTCCGCGAAATAGACCTATAACCTTATCAGCATCTTGTAGCTTTGCAGCCATTTCTGGATTTTTGACATACCATGGCTCTGTGGCTAATGAGGTGAGCTGGAAAAATCTACGCATACCCGTCTGGTCCATAACAACATCATTTAGGTCGACATTAGCCACAGATGCAAAGACGGTTTTGATCTCAATCTCGTCTTGTACGTGTGTACCGAGCCTGCGACGTGTCAAGCGCTGGCTCGTCAGAACCTTCTTAAGCTGTGCAGCGGCTTGTGTAGCTTGGGTACCTGCACGCTCTATCTGATCGTTTACAGACAGCTCCTCAAGTATAGTTACAAAGGTGTTCTGCAGCATGTCTGCACTCCGCTCATCACAAATATCTGTCATAGTTGCTGACATATTAAGCATGGTACGAAACAAAGGTTCGAGAGTTTTTTTGAAGTACATACTCTTGCCTATGCCCTGACGACCTTTGTAAGCAAGGCATATGTTATACCAGTTACCCCAACCGAGGCTGTACAGACTACGCTTGATCATACCAAGCCATTGTTTTCTGACAGTCAGAAAACAATCTATAGGCTCATTAATCTGCATGTAGGCATACTCTTGACGCAAATACGAGTCAGCAAAGTCAATATACCTTGGATCATAATGTAGCTCTTGTTGCAGATCTTGGATGTCTTTAATTCTGCGCTCATTTTGGATGCGCTGGATGTTGTCCAATACAAGCTTAGGGCTGTAGGGGGATCCAGACTGCACCGCGAAGACTCCCGCGTGTACTAGAGCTTCTGTGGCAAACGTGTCAGGAGATAGGTCAACATAAGTAACAGTACCATGAGCATCAACACAACGCTTACGATATTTAGACTTAGCATAATTGTACTCCACTCCACACGCATCTAGCACTTGCTCTGAGACGTCATTTATTGTACCCATGTCATGTGGATCTTTATCAACATCTGGAGGAGTCAATGCATCAATAATTTGGGATAACGTAAATCCAGGACCTAGTCTAACTAGTAGATCGGCAGCTTGTTTTGCTAATCTAGCTGCTGTGTTTATTGGTTTGTTATCAATATAATCTATACCAGCAATCGTATTAACATTCACAGACAATAGATCTTTTAATGTAGGCGCGAACCCCAGCTCGTCGATGTACTTATCTCTATTATTGATCCACGCAACACACCCCATGTGTGGATCTACACCAGCATTGATATTAGATATCATTGCGCGTTTATCTGCTGCTAATGCTTCTTTTGTAAAGACGCCTTTATCAGCTAATTCTTGTAATGTCATATAATTCCTTTGGAGAAAACAAAAAGCCTGGTATGTAGAGGTAGTGACGATGCCCCATCACTACATACATACCAGGCTAGCCTTGCGGCTGTAGTCGTTGATGCTCGGGCATGAGCTTCAGACAACAACATATAAAGCGAGTAGTATGCCAATATAAGTACAGAATTCTGTAGCATATGTTTACGTTTTGTTTACGGGCAAAATGCCCGAATGTGTGCCCGATTCATGGCAGAATGCCCGATTCTGCTTTGCATTTATCTACTAATCCTATTGTGTAACTAGGTTGGCGGATATAAACGCCGCGTAAACAACTTACAAAATACTCTATTATATGTGGTTCAAAATGTTTCTATTGTAGACTATTTTTGTACTGATTCGTTTACGCGTTTGAAACACTCAAAATGTTACTCAAATAAGCAGTAGTGTACATATGAGCAGTAAAAACTTGACAAATGTACCTGAATTAAGTGGGGTTGTGGGGGGTTAGGGGGGTTATAGGACTGTTTTACATGTAAGAAAAAAAAACAGATCAGGAGAAATTTTCTCGTGTGAAGCTCTGCAAAACCGAGTTTTTGCATCTACAGTCCGTGGCCTTGATAGAATGTTGATAGATTGAAGAAACTTGCAGAACAGAAGCAAAGACAGTAGCACAAGCGAGATTGTGTGACAATCTCTTGGTATGGCTAAGAGACAACAGAAACCAGAGACCTTTGGAGACGCGAGCACTGTGGTACTGCCTAGCACAGGTATCTACTGTGGGCTGGATCCCCAGACAGCTAAGGAGCAGGGGCTTCACGGGTATGTCTACAGGGTTACGATCAAGCACGAGAGATCTGCCATTGCTGACGAGTATGTTGGATCAAAGGCTTTTGGCAAAGGAAATTCCTGGAAGACATATACTACTAGCAGTAACTATGTCAAGCCTGTAATAGCTAGAGCACAGCAATTCGGTGGTCCTACTATTACATATACCATATTAGCTTATGGACATTCGGAGCAGCAGCTAAAAGCTATCGAATGTTCTTATATTATGGAATGTCGAAAGAGACTTGGATCTAGATATTGTCTTAATAAGGCACTAGCTAATGGAGATCTTCTGTCGAATAAATCTACATACAATAAATACAAAGCTGCACATAAGAAACAAGCTAGCACTAGGTATACAGGATAATTAGCACTCGACGTCCGAAAGTGCTAGCAATCGTATGCATCAGACCCTATCTTGTATGCATATGCGTACAACAAGATATACTACTGACCTAGGTAAGCAAGTTCCTGCCATCGTCAACGCCCCTTGGCTCAGGTGCACCCTCGAAGATGAGCAACAGCTAGTGCTACAGGCACAGGCAGGAGATGAGACAGCTAGAGACTTGCTCTTTTACAGCAATGTACTAGCAGCACGGCACTTTATCGCTAAACGTAACCAATGTAATCCTGCACGGTTGAGAGAGCTATCGGGTATAGCTGAACTGGCTACACTACAAGCTATAAGAGATCACCGAATTGATCTGGGTACTAGGCTGATCACACTGGTAGTACTTAATACTAGACGCATGCTGTGGCAGTGGCTGTGCGAGCACGATGCCAACATAGCAGCACATGCCAAGACTATGGAGCACCGCTATGCTGCTCGTATGCGCGGTGAGGCTGAGGAGGATGTCCCCGAAGTTCCGCCTATCATTAAGATGGCTCTGGACGCGCCTGTATATGATGATAACACCGACAATCGGACCTGGATGGACTATATTGAGGACAGAGAGGTCTCAGAGGCCCACGAAGAGCAGATCAGAGTTGAGTGGTATAAGCATGTCATACAGTGCCTGCAGGAGCGTCTAGAGCTATCTGACGACCAAATAGAGGCCATCCTGCAGGGTATCAAGCAAGAGCCTACAGGTAGGGTAGTACACTTAGTAGAGTATTTAGCCCCACTAATGGGTGAGCATGCAGCTAGGAGGTGTATTGCTAATATGCGGCATTTGGTGCGCAACGATAACCGACTACAGGAGATTGGTAGAGAGGTGTTTGCTTCATAAAAAAAGTTTTGCAAAGTGTGAAAATATCAGAAATACTCTGAGATTTGTGTAAATCTCTTAGTATCAGTAGAGACCGTGATCTATTGATACTAACAACTACAACCCACGGCACTTCGTAACACAACAGAAAGTAACATCATGTCGTTTCTCGATACAATTAAAGCCGCACAAAGTTTCTCGGGATCCTCTCGTCCTCGCGTGGGCATTGGCCGTCACAATGTTAAGGCTACTGCCGCTGACTACGCCAAAAACCAAGCTGGTACCGCTTTTCGCGGCATGGTTAAGTGGGAAGTACTTGACG